CAACACTTGTGTATTTCGTTTTCTGCTGTTGAACCAATTTTATAGTGGCGGTCTTCACTGAATTGACGAGTTTACCGTCAATGGGGGCAGCACGAATTCTACGCTTGGGATGGCTATCAAAGAAGCCAAACGGTATGTTTATGGCACTACCACTAGTGTCATAATCTGTTCTATCCCAATAGCGTTGCCCAGGATCTTCATCTGGGTACAAGCGATAATATGCGTCACATGGTGAGTACGCAGTAACGGAGGGTAATTGACCAGGGAGCATGTCCAAATACTTATAATATGTGTGGACTGCCTCCAGTGGTTGAGTTAAACTTTTGAACGACTCCTCTAGTTCTATCTGTCGTTCTGGGCTAATTCCGTAAGCCCTTTGCATTGACAATCTAGCAATGTCCGTAATAGGATATGGCTTGGCTCGCAACTGATTAAAATACTCAATCTTAGCCATGAATTCTCTATCAACAGTGGTATATTTACCGCTACCGCACTTGATATAACACAGTGCTGCGGCCTGTAAAACAGGTACTCCATTGTTGAGTGCTAACTCGCACATTCCATTGGACTTGATAATGCGTTGGATATATGTTTTATCCCGCTGCTTAGTTATCCATGCCATTCTAAAAAGTGTTCGTAGTGGATCGCGGACCATCCGCCATGAGGTACCGTCTGTAATCGGCTTGCACTGACAAAAGTCAATGTCCTCAAAATCGCGAACGACGCCACCAGTTGTCTTCATGCCACGTGCTTTAAACATCTTTTGGAGCCGATCCATTGGTATTTCGCGATCACAAAACACCACTGAGTCGTCACCATCGACATAAATGCTGAACTTAGCACCGGCCTCATAGAAAACATCACTAATTATGGCAATGTTGCCAACACAATTGCCAAGTGCAGTATCCATCTCACCGCTCATCACGGTTCCTATGGTTTTGTACCTGACACCGGATTTAGTTTTGCCTTTATTTACGTAGGTCTTACGTTGGAGCCACTTGAAGGTTTCGCTTTGGAGGTATGAGTTATAAAAGTTATGTTTAACTTTGAGATGGGCCCATGTGTTGTGGGCATCCCATTTGGAGTGATCTAACAAATAAATGTACGGTTTCGCAAACAACCGTGATTTTTCCAACAAATCAGCCGCTCTCTGGTGGCTGTTACGGCCCTTGGCCATAATCAAAGTATTGTACTCATCACGAAGTGCGTAAAGCGTTTTCTCCAAGGGTTTAATATATTGCCCATACATGAGACAGAACAGCTTAGGTCGAAACTGTATGCATCGTGGTACTTTAATCTCATACTTATCATCCTCCATTTGATATTTATCGTCCTTCAAGAACATCGATACCTTAGCAAAATGGGTGGTATCAACCCCTTCCACCAAATACTTATCATAGGCAGCCTGGTATTGGTTACGCTTGCCTCCAGTATAATGGTTAATCACGGCCTGCTTAGACATGGGTTCTATCATCTCCAGCGGTGGTGACGGGTAATTGTACATCCAGGTGGCAAAATCTACTTCTGGTGCCACAGTTTGACTGGTGTACTTATATAGGCTCTTTTGCATGCTTAAAACCGTTTGCGCATCTTTAGGGTTTG